TCATTGCAGGTGTGATGTAAGTATCAAGTAATAATTTATATGAATTACTCAATGTTCCTGCTATAATCTTTGTCACAAAATCATTATACAATGCTGTTCCTAATATCGGTAAAATATAAAACGATTGTACATCAATTATTGTCGGTGTTACTACCTTCATATCTACATTATCTTGCAAGATTGACTCCTGCTTTAATGTTGCTTCGCTTAAAAATATTGCCTTTGCCATTATCTTTTTATTTAATTCTTTTTATAAGAGATTGTTCCCATACGTGCCTACAAAAAGGCAAGTTTACATCTTGTTTTGGGTCGTGATACCAACCGCCTCTTCGTCTGAAAGCATCATAGTTAGGTATTCCATATATTGCCCCTAATTCTTGACCAATTTTGTCTATGTCATCCTTTGAAAAGTAACGTGGATTTGCCATCATTGCTTCACAAAAAGGTCTACTCGTTCCACCTTTAACTAATGCAGGCGCATCGGGTCTTAAAACATATCTATAACGTATGTATAATTCTTGAAAACTTGGTACTACTTTTCTTGCGCCTGACCTTGTTAAACTTATCTTTCCTTCACTATCTAAATCAATCAAACCTTCATCTCCTAATGCTGTCAAACTTTCAATGATTGAAGTCTTATCTGTCTTTAAAATCTTAGTTAAATCTTCAATCGTGATATTAGGTGTTTTTTGAATTAAATCTAAAACTCCATTGTCTTGTTTAGTCAGTGCGAATTGCTGTGAACTAAACATGAACTTCTTATGCTTAATGCTTACAAAATTCTCAATAGGCTCTCCATATTTTGAGAATATACTAAAGTCTAAATCATCATCGGCTATTTCATCGTGTTCACATTTTGAGAATTGTGCAGGACTATCTGTTGGAAGTATTGCATCGGCTGCTAATGGTGGCTTGTTAACTATACCTCTAATCTCATCTTGAGTTAATGAAGCTAATACCTTATTTGCAACAAGTGGACTTAATGAATTTAAGGCATCGCTAATAGTTGAATTAACATTAGTTTGAATGTCTAAAGGTTTTCTACCTATAATTTCTCGCATCTCATCCTTTGTTAGAATGGTCATTAAAGTTTGTTCGCTAAAACTTGGCATGATTGGTTCTAATGCTTTTATTTTTAGCTTGCCTTTTACCGGAGAGAATAGGTTATAAATTTCTTCTTGTACTCTTTGCTTTGGATTAACGTATGTATTAGCGAATAAATTGTAAGCATCAACCATCTCGTTGCGCCCACCTAATTGCCCCTCTACTCTTACACCAAATAACATTGGTGATGTAATCTTATGTCCAACAAATATTTCTTGTTGTATCGTATCGTTTAACGCTTCGTATTTCTTGTCAAAATCTCCTGCTGCTAAGTCTAAAATTTCAGGTACTCTATTCGGGTCATCTACGAAATCAATTACTATACTACCTGCATTGTCTGTTGGTGTAAACTTAGCTTTTAACTTTCGTTCTGTTGACTTCATTTCTTCATCTGAAGGTACACCATTTTTGAAGACAATCATTTTAGAACCTTTGAAACTATTTTGTATTTCGGCTCTATGAAAATTAGCTATTTCAGCATCAGTAATAATTGCAGGTATTGCACCAATGTACTCGGGTAGTGTGTAAGTATTGATGTTAGGTCTATACGACTTATAATAGTAAATGCTTTCACTTGGTAGCTTCTTTAAACTTGGGTCGAATGGTGGTAAGGTCTTATATTCATCTTCTTTGATGTTTGTGTTTTCGCCACCTTCACTATTTAACCACTTATCACTTATATAAAATTCGCTGTTATCTTCTGTGCTTCGAACATCGCAATAATTAACGTGATAAATTTCTGAAATTCCACCTTTTTTGTCGCTTACTATTTTAAGATAACAACCTCCAAATATTTCACAATCTAAGTCTGTTTTATTTAATAAGTCTTTTAGTGTTTCGTATGGATTTGGATTGTCAATAAATGCTTTTAATGCAACTACTTCTTCTCCTTCCATTCCTAATTCATCAAACATCCAACCTTGACCAGTTATGTATTGCTGCTTGCTTGTTAATATTGCGTTATGCTTTGCGCTGCGATTAAATAATGTAAGTAAAAAATTAGGATAGTTATTGTTCTCTCCATACTTTACATACTTTAATCTTTGCGAAGACTTAGGCTCAACAAATGTAGGCACTTTATCATTCGTAAATTTAAGAACCATTACACTCGGATTATATTCTTTTTTATCTGTCATTTATTGTGGTGTGTAAACAAAGGTAGTTGAATCGGCAGGATTATATTCTGTGTTATTTTGAGCAGTTGGAATGTACCAAAGTAATCCAGTTTCTAAAAGAGTAGTTCCTTGTGCTTCCGATGCTGAAGCTAAATCATCATATGTTTCTTCAGTTAAATTAGTTTCATATATAACGTAAGTATAAAAACCACTATAAGGTAAGTACAGATTTTTATTCAAACCTTTATTAGCATTATTTGAATCTATAAAGATATTAAAATCATTATACCTTTCTTTATATTGACTTTGGTCATCAAATATAATACAATATGAAATATCGTTTGTAACTTGGTTCGTGCATTCAAGTAAATAATATGGACTTGTTCCGATTTTATTCTCGGTTAAAGTCACATAAATATTTTGAATTTCCTCTTGTCTAATTCTTATCACTACTTATATATATAACTCGTGTGAAATTTTGCTAAAAAAAAAGCCACCCCTATTTAAGAGTGGCTAATTTTATAAAATATGAATAATAATTTTAAGTCAATAATGCTGCGATAATACTTCCTTGAACTTCATTCGCTAATGCCTTCTCCATTCCTGTAAAGGTCAAGATATAACCATTGAACTCATTCATCGCTGCTCCACTCGCTGCACTACCTGCGGTTACTTCAACACCATTCTCTTTGCCAAATAAAAAGTATTGACCTGATTTAGTTTCTACTATCACAGAACATCTATTCTGAATCAAAGTCTGTAATTGAAATTGAGTTACATAAGCTAACTTAGTAAAATTAGTGTTGATGGTTTGCTCAAATGCAACTGTACCCAATGCGGCATCTGCCATAATGTTTTGAGTAAAATCATTTTTGGCTCTTGGCAACAAAGCATATTTATAAAACTTTGTTCCTGCTGACTTAGTGATTGCTGTCACAAATCCACTTGCATTCTCAGTTACTGCTGTAACATTTGCAAGTTCTGTGATGTAAATATTTTTAATACCTCCAACTGCGTCTTTGCAGTCTAAGGCGTATGAACTAACTATTGCACATGGCATATCTTGTTTTCTCCTTTTAAGTTTAAAAAGGGGGCTGTTAACCCCCTTAAATTATGCGATAAATCTTACTATTTCTGTTGGTTGAGAAATTTGAACTCCTAATTTGAATTTCATTCTCATGTAAACTGAATCGAAGTCTAATGAGTACCATGTTTTCAATTCTTCTTCTTCTCCCTCAAGGTCTGTTCCTAAAAACATATTTGAAGTTCTTAATGCGTATGCTTTAGCAGTTCCATTCAATCCTGCTACTGGTACTATTTTTACGTTTGTTCCATGTAAATAATACTCACCTAATGAGTCTGCACTTGGAATGTAGTTGAAAAGATTTGCAGTTATTAATGCTTGTTGATATAGTCTGCTTGTATCTGTTCCAATAAAGATTCTTAAGTCTTCTTTGTCTAATATTGCAACTGGTATTGCTTGGTAAATAGCTTGTAATACTGAAATTACATTTGCTGCTGTAATCGCTGTCACAGGTGTGATAAATGCACTTGCGTTTGCATTGATTGTTCCACTTGCTGCACCAATTACTTGAATTAAGCCATTGAATTTGCTTGTGAAATCTGAATTACCACCACCCGATACTGATTGCCATAATGCGATTTCTACTTTCTCACCTTGTGAACCCATGATGAAATTCATAAATGCTTCATCAATTCCACCCGGTAACGATTCATAGTTTGAACCCGGTGATAACATTAATTGTGTGTACTTCTTTTCTAAATCAGCAATACACCAAGATTTTTCAATCTTAATAGGTGCAACTGTTAATACCCTTGCAGATATATTAGTATCTCCCGATGCTGTAATTTGACCACAAGTTCCGCCTGCTGCCCAATAGAAATCATCAGTTAATGAAGGTACTTGAATTGATGATTTTACTCCTGTCAATTTCTGCATATAAGTTGCAGTCTTTGGAGTAAAGAAAGACTTAACAATAAGCATCTGCTCATTGGTCTTGGTGTAATCTGATAGATTGGTAAATGAAAATGCCATAATTTTTTTTTATTTATTTATTTTGTGATTTTTTAAATTCCATGAATAAGTCAACTGCTGATTTAGCAGGCTTGTCTTTTTTAAATAATACGTTCTTAGGTGCAGGTGTGCTAACACTTGGCTCTGTTGCGATTTCTCCAACTAATTCAACTACTTTGCTGAACTTGCTTTCAACATCAACTTTAGAATCTGCAATTACTTTGCTTAATTCTGCAAATGAATTTTCAAGTTTTTCAACTCTACCAATTACACCGCTAAACTGTTCGATGTGCTTAGTGAAAATCTGCTCAAATTCGCTTGACATTTCTTCAGGCTTCTTGCCATCTTCAACTTTCTTTTCGATTTTCGTTACTAATCCGCCAACCGTTGTTACTAATGTGTAATCTTCTAACGTATGTGTTGCATCAGGTGCAGGTAACATATTGCCTTCTTCATCAATTATCATTATCGCTGTGCCTTCTTTCAATTCGCCTTCCCACGATATGATTGTTCCATCTTCTAACTTAGCTTGTTGTGCTGCCATTTCTTTGCTAAACAACATTGTTAATTTTGTTAATGCTTCTTTAGGTGTCATGTTCTTTTTATTATTAAATATTAATTTGTTTTTACGTTGCTTTTTTAGTCTTCAATCTGCTTAATGATGTCAATAGCTTGCTCAATAATAGATAGTGGCTTAGAATCAATCTTAGTGGTCTTAAATACACCTTCAACGCTGAACCCTTTGAATTCGCCTGTCTTTATAAAGTCATTCCATATATCTTCATTATCTACTTTGTAACTACCAAACCACGAACCATCTGTTAGCTTTAATCCATCGGGTGCGTTTATTCCTCGCTTGCTATCTATAATGAATGATTCAATCATATACACACCATCAATCATTTTGTTAGGGTCGTGCATCTCATTAACCGATTTTGTATTATTGTTTTTAAAAAACTTATTGCGTATGTTGTAGATGTCTTCGGCTGTGAATAATCCATAATATTCGCCTTGTTCATCTTTGCGATATATTGGCAAATCTGCTACCATCAATGCACCGCTTATTATTTTCTTTTCTTTATTAGATGAGAACTTACTCATCTTTTGGTCAATCTGTTTTAGCTTTCTTTGCGCCCATTCGATACCCTCATCGCCACCCCATGCCAACCACATCAAACGACCACAACCATCCCCAAGTTCTTTTTGTGAGTTCTGTCTATGTCTTTCGAATGCTGCCATGCGCGCAATAGTTTCTCGACTTATGTTTTCGCCTTTCGCTAATTGATTTGCTCTTTGCTTTCCTACATCAGTTCCACAATCACCCCATCCGTTTTTTTCTGCATAATTCAACGCTGCTTGTGCGTTCTCGCTTGCTGCTTTTGGGTAGTCATTATAGGTTTCTTCAAATTGCATATTGAATGCTTGCCAATTCATCTCTATTGCAGGATTATCTACTAATGCAACTGCAGTCACTCCTGCTTCATCATCCTCTCCAACTACAAACCTATAAATAGGTATTCTTTTATCTATTGCCATACTCTTTTAAATATTAAATTATTGAATAGTTGCTTTGCTTTGAATTCGTGCTACTTTGTTTTGTGAGTTAGTTATATCACTCTCCACTACATAGACTTTTTGAGGTTCAACTTTTGGAGGTGTTTGACTTGGCTGACCTGTGCTAAATCCTGTTGGTCTCATTGCAGGTGCTGCGGGCATACTTGGCATTGAACCACCGCCACCACCGCCACCGCTTGCGCCTGGTACTGGAACTGCTAATATTTTATTGATAGTTGCTAAACCTGATGCAACTGCTACACTTGCTGCTGCAATACCTAAACCTACACCATAGACTGGAATAGATGCAAATGATTCAAACGCTTTTTGCGCTGATAAATAAGTTGAGATTGTTGCTGATGCAACTGCTAATGCCTTACCTTCGGCTGTATTCTTACCTAATAATTCGGATGCTTGATT